GGAATAGCCAACCGAGATATGGATCACTTCCTTTCAGTCTTTGTCATAGCCTGAAACCTTGTAACCATCCTTCACGATTGCATCTTTATTGTCTAGTGAAATTGATGCAATAAATTCATTGTCATCTCTAAATACTGTAATTTCTCCTGCTGACTTCGTTTTATTATTCCTTTGTAACTCACGTCGAATTTCTTTTAGTTCCTTAGCAATTTCCTTTAAATATTTTTCACTCATGAAATCACTCCTTATTAGTTATATATATTGATATTCACAATTAGGATAGACCTAATTAAAAGTATTGTAAAAATCAACACAATACTTAAACGAAACATCGCTTTAGCCTTGTTGTTTTCATCAAAATATTTACCAGCTGCATACATTTCCGTTGCAATTATTATCACGTAGACAATAGCGAGTATCTTTTCAATCACTTTCCCCACTCCTTAGATTAATTCCGAATAATAGGTGGTAAGGGCTTTCTGGTTACTACTCTTCAGGCTTTTCAGTCGCTGGATATGTTACTTCCACAGATAACCCTTTTGAACCGTCATCGTAAATCGTATGGTTAATCTGAACCGTTTCGACTTCGTTTGGATTAACCTTATCTAGTGCTTGAACCGCATAGTCTATCATTTCTCTGTTATTCATTTTCTCGCTCCCTTTCAATCTAGTACCTTATTTTCTGTATCTTAGGTGGTTTAGCTTCTGAACATGCCCAATGCGCTAATATCATAGATTCCATTAATGCAGCATCATGTTCTTCAATCTGCGAACGATAACCAAAACCACCTTGTGTACCGATGTTTCGTTTATCACAGTTAGTAACTACCTGATACAATGACGGTTGATTTTTATGTGCAATTGTTTGTTGGAATAATGCTTGTTCAAACGTTGAGTTAGCTACTATGATTTCTTTTACAGTTGGTAGGATAGGTGGCTTTAATTTTGCTTGTTTCATTGCTTCAGCTAATATGTTTTGACCACTTGCACCGTCAATAACAACTTCTTGTATATCTGCGTTTCTAAGGAAGTGAATCATCCATGCATTCCCCTGTCGGATCGTTTGGCAATCAATAGATTCGACAAATACTTTGTCATCTTCTGTTTTAGCAGCAATACTTAAAGCAACGTTCGTTCCATCGTGTCCGTACTTTATACCGACAAATAACTTTCCTTTAAATCGAGGTAAGGCTTCAACTTCTAACTCTTTCCATTCATTTTCAGTTATGGCTGAACTCTGGTTGTACTGAAGCCATAATCCTAATCGTTGAATGTTGAAATCAATGTCATCATCGCCAACTTCGACCTGAACGTTTCTTTCTGAAACTCTTAAACCTAAACTTGGGTTAGATTGATACCATAGATCTTTATCTCTTACATCTGATTGGACGTCCACACTCCATTCAGCCCAGCCTGTATCCTCTGTGCTTCCTTGCAATGTGTTTTCCCTTAGATTAGTAAACACCGTTCCGCTAGATATTGGAGTGGGAGGCGTACCAGTAAGTATGGTTTGTGGATTCGGACTTGCTGATATCGTGTACATTAAAGCTGAACGTTGGTCATCTGTGTACTCTTGGGCTTCATCGACAACAAATAAATCAAAACTTTCTCCTAATCCACCTGTTGATGTCCGAGTCCGAAAATCAATTCGACCACCGCCGTTTAAATCGATACTCTCATTACCTCTTGCTTTTATGCTGGTAAAGTCAACTTGATTTTCATATCCACTTTCTTCAAGTATTGCTACCAGTCTATTAAAGGCCGCTTTACTAGTGTTGGTTCGATGCGCTGTGTGGAGGATTCTTTCTCCTTTTTTTAAGCCTAATAATTCACGAATCGCCACAATCTCATTCTTACCGTTTTGACGAGGGACAGAATAGCCAAAGTTCATGTGTGTCCATAAGCCTTCTTTATTTTTGGCTAAGATTGCATTAACAATAAACCTCTGCCAATCAAAAGCTTCACGACCAGACTTTTCGTATAACTCGATGGCTTCATCGCCCATTGATTCGTCATAAGGTAAGATTAACGATCTTGTAGGAGTTTGCTCTCCAATCCGCACAGACATCTAGCATCACCCTTTCAGCTACCCACTCCATTCTTTTGTCCAGATGTTTTGTTTGCGTACATCCCCTGCGTCGTATTCGACAGTACATCGACACCTGTCATGCCTACGATAGACATCTTCAGGTACATCTGGATATTTATAACTCCCTGCCATAGAACGACACCAATCACAAGGTGGACTACCGTGAGCCGTTCTGTTTATTCGCGGACTTAATCCCGATTCACCTTGAAATTCGACATTTGTTTTTATGGTGTCGTCCACAATTGATTGAGTGAAGTTGATAATTGGTTCTTGTAACATCCAAGCCGCATCATCAAATATTTCTTCTGATACGACACGATTTATAACGCTGTCAATTCTTAATTGATTTACTGGTGGTTCGATTCCTTTTAATCCTAATCCAGCTGATCTATTCAAGTTTTCTTGTATTTCCGCAGAAACACGAGCGACAATCACATGATTATTATTTAGTGTCGGACTTAAAACCCTTTCGGCAATGTTGTAATACATCTTTCCGTCAGGCAACACGTCTGATTTAATGTGAACTTTGAATACCCTGGCTAATGTTTCTCCAACTTCAACCGCGTATTCATTCGCCTGTAGGTAGGTTGCTGTTCCGTTATTAACCATGTTTTTTATGCTCTGTATTTTTTTGTTACTTCTGATTGCAGTATTAAAATCTCTTTGAATAAGGGCAAGCAATCCAGGAACAATATCAATCATGATAAGTCACCTTCCAGAATTCGCCTTGCTTCTTCTTTAGATAATCCGATTGCTGTTGCTATTAAATTGATAGCCTGCCCTTCCGTTATTGATCCACTTGTGAATTGCGACATGATTGCTATTAAGCTTTGTGTCTGTGCACCATTCAATGATTTACCCTGGACTTCGGCTTTATCATCATCGTCAACATCTACTGGAATTGGTGTAGGCTGTACAATTTCTTCTACAATTGGAATACCAGCACCTTCTGCTCCTTCTATGCCCGTTAAATCAAATAAGTTCTGCTTACTAAAGTAACCCGGAACAGCCTGATTAATTTTTATAGCTCCGTCGCCGATTAGTGAAATAGTCGAGGCATCAGGTTTAAATACTGGCTCCCATTTCGCTATCGTTTGATAAAATTGATTTCGTTTGTATGGAGCGTCATCACGTAATGAAGCCGCTAAGTATCCCACATTCAAGAAACCTGAACTGAAATCACGTTGTGCTTTTTCAGCTTGTAATCTCAATGTTTCATGACTTGCTTTTATTGCTTCGGCACTTGATGGATTATCAGATGGAAAACCCAAATCATCTAAAGTTAATCCTGTTTCACCCGCAAATCCGGATGCAGCGGTCCTCAATTGTTCCACGAACGGAGACATTGACGGTACGGCAAACTGTCCAAGTGTCGGCTTTTCTCCCTCATCATCCTTTGTAAATTCTAGAAACGATGCAACTGTTGCTTTCCAGTTATCCATTGGCTCTGAATCTTGGGAAGTGCCTACAACATACTTCTGTGGCCATGAATAAAACTCTGCAGTAATATCAGCGCGTTCTAATGTGCGTTTAGCGTACTTCTGATAATAAACTGCCGATTTAGTTATCCTTGACCGTCCAAAAGGTTTACTCGAATCCGGTCTATGAATAATCGGGACCAACAATGGAGCAAGTGCACTATTATCAACCGAACGGTTTAAGTCACCTTTTACAAAGTAATCAGTTCTACCAGGCAAGAAATATAGTTCTTCTCTCGGTTCTCCATATTCATCCCTACTCAATACTGCATAACCTTCTGTCAGTAAGCGTGTGACTGGATCTAATATGCCAGTTGCTTCTGAACCTTGGATAACCTGCAAACGAGGTATATCTTCGTCACCTTCTGAAATGTAAATAAAACTACAAGAATTAATTAGTGCAGATAATTTCGCATCATCGAAAAGAATGTCTGCCGAGTTCATCCGATAGATTTCATTTATATTAAAGTTGTCATTCGCAAACTCTCGAAACACCAATCGGTCTGCTAAACTATCAACTGCTTTTGTTCCCCAACCTAACGTGGCTTTATATTGATGTCTTAGTTTAGGTGGTATCGTAATGCCTGGGCTCACATCATCATTCTTCATATCGTAAACCGTTTGATGGTATAACGCGCCACGTCTGTATATGTCTAATTTAGATCGTAAATAATCGATTCCTTTCACCTTTTCACTCCTTTCAGGGGGGGTAGGACAAGTCGCACGAGAAAATATGCACAGTGACAGCGTGAAGGACGAAACAGGAGAGAGGGAGGGTGGTATGCCCCCCTATTTAATCCTGCGCCTAATCCTAATCACTGTCTTTCTATCCCCTTGTTTATCCCCTCGTTTATCTTCTGTCGATTCTGGACGTTCCTGATGCGTTTGATTGCTATTGTATTCCATCCAGTTAATGCTTTGGGGTAAGTTTCTATTGCCTACTACTTGTTGCTTGGTCTCATGACCTTGCTTGAATATCTTGTCAGACTTCTGTCTGTTGCAGGTCCAGTGTGCTAACTGTAGGTTGTCTATGTCGCTTGGATGCCCGTTCTTTGCTACTGGAATGATATGGTCTGCGGTGGCACTCATTGGGTGTGGTGCCTTCAGTGTGAAGTCTACTGGGTGTCCACATATCCCACAGGTGTTCTGGGTAGCAAAGATACGCTTCCTGTTCCTGTCATAGTTAGCACGGTGGGCTCCTTTTCTATCGGCTCTAATCCGTATCACCCCATTAAAAAAGACACCTACAATCAAGCAGGTGTCTTGTAACTTATTTTATATCAACTGTTATTGAACCTTCTTCGGGATCATCTGATGTTGTTTTCATCGTGATTGTGATTGGTGTCTCATCGTCTATTAGTTGATATTCAACTTCTATCCGACTATCTACACCTTTAGCTGTTTGTCTTAATAGGCTGTCTTCTCCACCTATCATCTCCAACTCATCATCACCTTGTTTCACAACTGGATAAGCCAAGGCCGTCAAATGTATCTTCTCATTGCTTGCCCAGTGATTCCACGACATCGGGACCGTTACCTTGTCATTTTCAATTGTTACGGTCTGTATTTTGAAATTAAGGTTTCTTAACTCTATTTCTTCATCAACCTTGATTGTACTTTCTTTCTGTTCCTCTTTTTCTTTAGCAGCCTTATCTTTCTTCTTCTGCTCAGCGGACTCTTTGTCTTTCTTTTCTTGTTCTTTCTGCGCCACCTTCTCTTCTTTCTTCAATTGCGCTTCTTTTTCAACCTGTTCCTGCGCTTCAACCTCAGCCTGTTTTTCTTCTTCTGATTGCCCACATGCTGTTAGTAACAGAACTGTTGCAAATAACAATAATAGACGTTTAATAACAATCACTCCTATATCATTTTATACTATGATACAGGAGTTGCCTCACTATTTAAACCATAGTTGGTAGATGTGTGGATCACCTTGCCTTTCTCGTATTTGACATAGATGTTAAATCGATTAGCAAGAATGACCACCACCTTTTATGTATTTGCGCTCTTTCAATTCATCTACAATACAATCATCGCATACTAAATACCAAATGCTCTGCCAACCTTCTGCCATTTGTCTGCCACTTTTATTCATCCCCGTTAACCTTCAAAGTCCGTACTCCCGATATCCACCCTTTTCAGTTACCTTCAAGTAGGAGTGTGTGTAATTCACGCACCCCTCACAACCCTTATTCCTATAATACTTACATCCATTCTGCTAATCGAGTTACACAACCGCTATTTAAAGGTAGCTGATAGGTAAATGGCGTTCTTCCGTGATGTATTCATAGGTTCATCCCTATTTATAGACAAATAAAAAAGGCATCCGAATGGACACCTTGTAATAGATACTTGTTGTTCATAGCCCTTCAAACCTTTCCATCGCTTGATCTAATGCGTCCTGAGTCACGCCGATGTATCTAAGCGTTGTTTTCTCTTCCGTGTGGTTAAAGATCTCCATGAGCATCACAACATCTTTATATTTCTGATAGAAGTGATAACCAAACGTCTTTCTTAATGTGTGTGTGCCAATGCCATCAAGCCCGACATACTCAGCTGCCTCTCTCAGTATCTTATAAGCCATACTACGACCAATAGGCACGTTCACGCCTTCACGGCTTGCAAATAGGTATTCATCGTCTTCCTTGTCTTCTACATACTTCCTTAACTCACGCCTAAGTAAAGGTGTCATCTGTATATGTTTTCGTTTCTGCGTCTTCTGTTCGATAATCACAAAGTATTTCCGCTTGTTAACATCACCGACCCGTAAGGCCAATATGTCTGATATTCTTAATCCACTGTTTATGCCAAGCGTAAATAATATATAGTTTCTTTCTGATCTATTTAGAAGATACTTTTTCATTTCTTCGATACGACCTAAATCGCGAATCGGATTTACGAAGTTCACTCTTCATCAACCTCCTTGTAAACCTCAATTTTCAACGCGAACGCCAATTTATAAAACACGCGGGATTTAAGCCTGTAATAATTCCGTTCCGACATGTTTAATTCCCTGTATATTTGATAGTCAAATAGCTCATTATCTTGCAAGTATCTTTTGTAAATAATAGAGCGTTCTGTTTTTGAGATTCGATTCACTGCATTGGCAATCCAAGTAATATATTTAACCCTTTTTTGTTCGTATTCCACATTCGCGATTGCAGCCTCTTCAGTCGATGATGACGGTAAATTGCTTGCTGCTGGTGCCAATGAATAACTTGCGGTAATCGACGGTAAACGGTCCAAACTCACTTGCAAGGAAAACAAGCGATAAGTCTCCAAGGCTTTTTCAACTGCGGCCTTTGTTTTATCTCGATCGATTTCCGGTAAATTGAATTGTAACTGCATATACATCGCCTCCCTTTATCGTCTTCGGACTGCTCCGTTTGTGCGTTTGTAGGTGTCCCGCTTAGTCCCCATCAATTCTTCGAGTTCCTTTTTCGTCAGCTTCTCTTTTGGTTTCACGCTCTTAGGTTTCTTCATATCCACACCATGCTCACGATGAATGCTGCAAGACTTGCCAAAAATATCGTTAAGGTTTTTTCTTGCATTTTTTCATCACCTTTCAATTTCACAAAATTAGTAAAGGAATCGAAAATAATGACGAACAGAATGATTTGAAATACAATAACCAATATTTTTCCTCCTTTTCATAAACAAAAAAGGACGCCAAACAAGCAATTAAGCTCGTTCAACGTCCGTCGGTTCTTCCGTAAGGACTGAAATTATTTAATT